GTCCTGTGTACACACCGGCCCCCACTGCATCAATAAATATTTGCACCGCACCAGAGCTCAACGTCAGGAGATCCTGACGGATGCCCACCAAAGGTTCGGAGGCAAACGAGTAAAGTGAACTGGTGAAATTTGTGTTGTTTTGCGCAGGGGCAAAACTGGTAACTTGCTGTGACTTGGAGGTTGCGAAGCGAGAACTGTTTGTGACAAGGTATGTGCCAGGCACATCTAAGATAAACTTAGCCGCGCCCTGCTCCTGCTTCAAACTAATGTTTCCCGCTTCCTTGCTCCATGTGACCTGTGGGTTGGGAGTTCCAACTGTTTTGTACTCAGTATACAAAGCAACCGAAGATTTGAGCGCCGGCTGTTTGAACTCAACGGTATATTCAACGCAAATTTCCCCAATGAAGATTGGGGGTGTCGCGCTGGCTAAAATCCACATATTACCTGCATTTGTGACACGGTCATCACCAACCGTGTTAAACTCACAATACTTGTAGGGTAGCTGAGCCAAAGCGGACTTACAGTCCACGACCAACTTCCCCCAAGGGGCAGTTTTACCGGCGTACTGCCAATTCATCATTGCCTGTTTGTCTGGTGCTTCATCGTATGAGTCGAAATCCATACCCATGACCATATAACCAGCAATATCTGTGCCAGCACTAGGCATGTACACAAGCTTAAGGTCCAAGAACTTGTACAATTCATATCGCAAAGCGATTGCACTCAACCACGGAAAAGTGATTGAATTCTGAGGGTTCATAACCATTTTGTAAATGGTTGGGTCCCCTGACGCACCGGAAATGTCTCTGATGTATTCTTTGTGGTGAATTCTACATCCACCATCTGGTAGATATTGGACTTTAGGAACTGGGCGCCGTATAGATGAGCCAACGGCAGCAGGAGCAGAAGTAACACGGCTATTGGCAGCGGTATTCTTAATTGCAACATTGTTATTTTTGGTTTTATTCGATTGTTTATTTTTCATATTATATGGGATACCTAATATGCTAGGGACTGTACATTGTGATCACTTTCGTCGGATCCGTGCAGTCTCTTGGCGTTTTGTTTAGCACGGAAGTATTAAGCAAAGCACCGTTTTGGTCCACTACAACCACAACCCCATGCCTATGTTGGCCCCGCAGGGGTCAACACAAGCATAGGGATGTAAATGTCAACCCCTTTTTCGGGCATTGGATAGGGCCTGCTCCAATCAAAATGGCTAACAGTGCTCAATGAAACCAACCTGCTAGTCAGGTAGGCCACTGTGCTGTTTTCACAAGCTTTCTCAAAAGCCACCTGATCCGCGGGGCTAATACCATAGGATAAATAAAAGCTGTCTCTTGTTTCATTGGAGATCACTGTTGCCCCCATCTTCTCCCAGTGCCTTGGCAACCGCCTATCAAAATAGTACGTGCTTACCATGCTCTTCTCATAACCGTTGTTCTTTCTTAATGCGCGTCTGGACATTGCCCCTTCGCAATCTCTCTTCACTGAGCAGCAGTATGCCTGAATCATCGGTACACCGCTGTGTAGTGCCAATTCTCCTTGCGCCACAGTGCGCAGCCTCTTCGCACGGCTACTATGAGACGAGAATTTTGAATTCACTAACATCTTGCCCATCACCTTTGATGGGTTGCGTACCATTAGATAGCTATTTCCGACATATACGGGCCGTGCTTGGCAAAAATCTATCTCCTCAAATATCTGGGTGTGGCCTTCAAGTTTCATAACAAAGCCTAAATTCGAAGCGAAACGAAATATTCCGTCCAAATTCAACTCCCTGTCACAAACAACCACACTATCGTCACCATCAACGAAAATTTCGCATTTGGCGTCTGTAGCACCGACGGCACTACCTAAAACAATAAGCATAATGACGCAGTTGCCCAAGGCAGTGTTTCTATCGCCAGACATACGTCCACCAGAAACCTTATAATCAATTGATACTCCGCTGCGGCGATCCACATATTTGCCATAATTGACTAATTGCTTGCTAAGCAAGCTCCTAAATGTGGGATCAGGCATGACCATGTTATAGTATGAGTGCTCTATAGTGAGCATCTCCTTGCTTACATGCGCATCAAATCTCTTCGCGTCAAACATGTAAACATGGGGATTCGGAAACCGGTCGAACTTTTGCTTTAATACGCTAGCACGGCCCCTACTATCAAGCCCTTTCGCAACGGGCCTAAACAACCCGAAAGCTGAACTAGGGCCCATTTCATAAAGTGACTTTTCCAAGGGCTTAACAAACTGCGCCAAAGCTAAGTTATAACCGTACCCCCTGATCTGGATCGCCCTGGGGGACGGATTAATCTTGTCCTCACTATACTTCACTCTTTCCTCTTTCACAAACATGGTTATTCTGGGATTAACGGGTCGGTCGCGCAAGATGATGTTGTCATACGCTTCCTGATACCTCCTTCGTTTTGCACCTGCATACCCATTAATTACATCGGGCATGCTACAAATGGTTGGTGGAGGGGTCAAATGATAAAGCTTACGTGCATACTTCATCGCTAATGTGAGTGTGTCTCTGTCCGGTGTTGGTGTGACCATCCCAACCCGACCTACCAACGCCGCTATAGCGTTGTGAGAGCAGTTTCTATGTGCAAAATAGTGATCCAAGCTAACATCTGTAGAAACATAATACAGATGTTTGTTGTGAATGCTGTCGCATTCACCAACGGCTGCCAGGGGCCCCTGTTTAAGTACGAAATTCCTTTTTAGGGAGCTAAGAGCTACCACCTCAAAAGTACTTCCAGTACACAACAAGGGCCGCCTGGCGACCGCCCGTCACATTGTAGGGAGTGGGATATCCATGCCCAAAACTGATCTAAACCAGTCGGACACGAAATCCCAACCCCTAGTATTCCTGCCAGCCAACACACCGCTAGCTAAGCGTGTGTTGTGCCTGTAACCGGCAAGCCTACTTTCCACCACCGCCCGAGATACACCCACGTACTCCGGCGAGGTGACGAAACTGATGGCGTGCT